GGTTGAGGCGGCTGTAGATTAGAGCCTTGGGTTCGATTAAAATACCTGCGACCAGCAGCGTTTAAACCACCCTCAGGATTCTGATATTTTTTTGCGACCATAACCTTTACTCTTCAATAAAAGCTTCGCCTTGGAATTAGACTTCCGAATAGGCATCTTCTCAGGCTTCTTAGAATATCTCATTTCTCACCCTTAACAGATAAAATATTTTTTGAGAACCTTTTTTAAGAAAAATGTGAGTAGGGGATCAGTAACATAGCGTGAGCATAGAGTTTTTCCCCCCACCCCTTACCCCAGATCAATTGAGACTTTAATGTCCCCCGCCACTTGAACCTGAGAGCGATCAATAGGTTTATAGCCAGCACGATCCAGCAAATCCTTACTAGCCTCAAGCTGAACGTACTCAGACTTAGCACTCGTAGCTAACCTACGCACTGTACCAACAGCCAGAGTAGCACTCAATCCAAACTCATCATTCATCCGCTGCATCAGGTACTGCTGCACATGTGGTAACTTCATTGTCTTGGTTGCAGTCACTCTTCCAGATTCACCCTTAGCATATCCAGCCAACTCTGCTGCTTGTGCTATCGTACAACCTTTTGCTACAATCGTGTCTACTAACGCCGTCTGTTTATCAGTCAGCTTCTTGTTTGCTGGAACCATGTCACCCCTGTTTTCTAAGCTCAGTCAATATTAAAACATCTATCGTATGTCTCATTCGCTAGCCCCCCTCTCCCTCTCTCCCCCCATTACGACACCATTTCTTATATGGCTGTCAATAGTGACGTTACGTAACTATACTAATTACCCTACGTCACACCTGATTATTACAGTTGACAGGGTGGCAATGACCTTTGCTGCGATACCGTAGAACAGCCACCTTAGTCAGTCTCTCCATGTCTTTTCTCAGCTCGCGGTAGGGTCATTGCAAGAAGAGTTGCATGACACTTATTATCTGTCTGTTGAGTCATGCAACAATCGCTTCTGCGGCGTCATTGCAGTCACAGACCCTGCCTATGATTATCTCACAGCTGCCACTTTGCTTTGGCAAAGCTGGCTTGCTGCTTATAATCACAGGAGGCTCTTGTATGTCTGCATGACACCTTATCAGCGATGCATCTCTCCCTCACACACAATCTATGAATTATAACTTCCAGTTGGGCCACCGTATTTCATCTGAGTCAATGATGACATGGACGCTGCATCAGACAAGCTGACGCTGCATCCATATCACCAGCAGAGCTGGCGCTTACGCGTCTTTGACACAGTTGAAATCCTTATGGCGTCTAATCTGTATACATAGAAGACTGTGTATGAACGATAGATATAGGAGAATATAACATGACTATCGCTACTTTGATTAACGAACTAAGCTTTGAATATGACCGCTTTGACTATGAGACAAAGGACTTCTTGCCGCATGATGAGATGAGCTTTGCCCGCAAAGTACTAATGGAGAAGATGCTCGACGGATTATTCTTCTTACGATACGGCGGCAAGAACGGCGTTGATTCAGAAGTCAACGCTAACAACAAGAAGAACCGTTACGAGGCTGATCGCAAGTTGTTCGATGGCACTGAGATAAGCACTCAGCGGATACGCGGATCATTTGGAGCGGCTCAAGCGGCACAATACAAGCACGAACAACTTGACGATATGTACAAGGATATGCAGATGGCATGGTTTGATGCCAATGGCGAATGGTACACACCATACGGCGCACCTGTTGGATATTCATACGGATCACAGAACGTAACTCAACAGGAGGTAGACATCCCGCAAGAACTGTTGGACATGGATGCAGAAATGGGCATCAACGTTGAGGTTGCTAACGACCTAATTGAACCGTCGAAGAAGAAGAAAGCTTAACAGAAGGGGGCATCAGCCCCCTTTTTTATTTTGCTAAGGTCACTTCTAGGAGGCACGCCAAGAGGGGTAAGTGTGTGCAGCAGTAAGCTGCATGCAGTCATCAGCAAAATCAAAATTAAAAAAGGAAGCCAAATGTTAAAAACAGTTTGGATTGCATTCGTTGCATTCAGTTCACCAGAAGAATGCGATCAGTTTGTAAAAAAGAATCCGTCACTTGTTCATGGTGAAATACAATGCGTCATTCATAAACATGAGGTGCCAGCAATAAAACCAAAACGAAAACCAAAGTAACGTAACGTAACTAATGACTTTAACTATTGTCACTGCAATACTGCAGGGCATAACCCACGGAGAACTAACATGTATACAACTTTATCACTGCACGACATCACTAACATCACAATAGATGAGCGTGTAAGCAAAACCTATGTAACTAGAAAACTAACAATGACAGATAAAAATGGTGACCAAGCTTTTGTTACCCTTTTTGCAGATGATCGTAATGCATTAACATTTAATTATAATCCAATAGAAGACATAAGGGAGAACGCAGCATGAAACATTTCTCAATGAACGACTTCAACTTTCCCGTTGAACAACAACCAATCCATGACCAGCTTGGCAATATTATTGCTGGTCATCAAGCTGTTGTGCGTACCGACACCGATCAAGTGTTGGGCGTACACGGATCACGCTACAAGATTGTATCACACGATGATGTAGTCAACTCAGTTCTCGACGGAGTAAAGTCAGCAGATCTATCAGACGATTATGAAGTCAGCGTCGATGTACTTGAAGACGGTCGCAAGCTAAGAGGTGAGATACTATTTAATAACATTGTTATTGAACCAGATGTCGGTGACTACGTTAAGTTCCGAGTAAACTTCTTTAATAGTTATGATGCGTCTTGGTCTTTTTCTCAGGTAGCAGATGCTTATAGATTATGGTGTAAAAATGGTTGCACTACACCAGACGCAGTGGCGCGTAGTAGATACAAGCACACTGCATCGATCAACGTCGAAGGCGCAGCAGCCAAAGTAATCAATGGCCTTGAGCACTTTCAATCACGCAAAGATGTGTGGCAAAGCTGGATGCAAACCAAGCTAGAGCAACCACAGATCGAAAACTTCTTTAAGAAGACTGTTTGCAAAGCATTCACACGTCAGCAGTCAGTCACCAAGACCAACGAAAAGCAACTAGAAAACTTGCTAAGTATTTGGAGTGACGAGCGCAGCAGCCTCGGCTCCAATAAGTGGGCACTATACAACTGCCTTACTTACTGGGCTACGCACACACAAGATCTGCGTAAGCCTGAGATCGCTAAGTACAATCGTGAAATACAGATTGCTAGCGCAATGAAGTCAAAACAATGGAACGATATGGTATAAGGAGAATCACCATGCATATCTACAAAAGACCAAACATAAACTATGAACTAATCTTAATTACGCCAGACAAAGCAAGTAAATTGCTAGAAATAAACAGCAAGAATCGGCGTATTAATAAAACTAAAGTTGCTCAATATTCAAGAGATTTAATAAACGGTGACTTTGAATACAACGGTCATACAATATGTACATCTAATACAAACATATTGTTAGACGGTCAGCAAAGATTAACTGCTTGTGTTGAAACTGGCATTTCCTTTTGGACAATTATTGTTGGAGGATTAGCTGAGCAATGTATGGTTACTATAGATAGCGGCAGAACTAGATCATATTCTGATAGGCTTAAGATAAGAGGCTTTGAAAATTACACTGGACTTGCTGCAACCATTACTCACTTATGTTTAATAGCAACGAAACATCCAAAGCATTCTGGATTCACAGCATCACAAATGGATGGTGTTCTAGAGAAACATGGAGCAGTAATAGATAGCGTTAAATATGCTGCGGCAACTTTCACAAGATGTGACCCATTGTTAGGCGCAATACATTACATCGCAAAGCAAACAGGTTACGACAGTCAAGCTGATGAGTTTATTAAAACTTGGAAAGATGGACAGATAAATTATGAAGATGATCCTGTTCATTACATCAGAGAACTAATTAGTCGAGATGCTCTTCGCCAAAAGAAGATGACTACAATTCATAAGATGCGCTTAATAATGTTGTCTTGGAATAAGTTTAAAAGTTACGACACCCTTAAGAGCGCAAAGATTAGCAAGCATGCATATGAAATGGATGGTTGGGATTTAAATACATGTAACTTAATTTTGTAGAGGACAGCATGGTACACGGAGAAGTATACAAAAAGAAAAGCTCTTGGTGGTATAGCAAGCAATCAGATAATAGCGATTTGATTTTATCAACCAAACATAGAACGCAAGGAGATGCTTGGAAAGCTGCTTCTGTAGATTTGAAAGAAGGTCGAATCAATAAGCTTTATGTTTATCACGGAACTGGTTCGCTTAAAGAGATAATGTCGTATGACTTAAACTACTCATGGGAGACAGTAAAATGAGAATGAGTAAACAACATTATGAATTTATTGCAGACACGATTGGGCCAATGGTAGGTTGGCCCTCTCATCTACATTCAATAGCTGATGAGCTAGAGAAGACTAACCCACGTTTTAATCGTGAGAAGTTTTTACAACGTGCAACTAAAGCTTGGGAGGACAACCATGACATACCAAATGTTGATGACCACATCCCTTATTGAATGCCCAGAGTGCTACGGTCATGGCACTCTGACTTACACTAGATTTATTAGGCAAGGTTTCGATGTCGATGTAGGCTATGAAGAAGAATACAAAGACACTTGCTTTAATTGCAATGGTGACTGCGAGATTGAGATTGAACCAGAAGATCTTGACAACGATGAATGAAGTGCTGCACTAATGCAGCATGAAATCATATCTCAAATATCTACAAGACAAAGCAGAGGGGTGCGATATCCCTTTGCTGAAAGCATTCAAGCAAGCTGATGTACCAACATCAACTTACTACCGTACAATTAACTTAGTATCTGAGCTTAGATATGAAACAGCAAGTAAAGTTTCAAATGCTATTGAGTATCTACACAGAGCTAATGAAATGAGAGAGCACGCAAAGAAAGTAGGCCCATCAAAACGCAAGAACATTTCAATCAGATCTAAGTTTAAAGCTTGAAAAAAGCACAAGCTATTAACTGCATTGCTTGCGAAACAGAAACAACTTGGTTCGTTGCAATACTTAAAAACAATAGCGGCGGTACATACGAGAAGCATTGGTACGTCTGCCTTCATTGCTATGAGGAGGACAAGTGGCAAATCGTAACAAGAACAAAGGAACTTACCACGAAAAATGGTTCGTCGACTGGCTTACGAAAGCGGGTATCAAAGCCAAGAGGCAACCCCTCTCAGGCAGTTTGGGAGGAGAGTATAGCGGAGACATCAAGCTTGAACTCTTCGGTCAAGAACTGGTGGGAGAAGTAAAGTATAGGGACAAGTCTAACTTCCCCAGCCCATATACAGTATTAGATAAGCGAGACATTGCTTTCTATAAAAGACGGACAGGCAGTCCGCAAACTCTAGTCATAATGACTGGCGAACAATTCCTTACATTCATGGAGAACGCAAATGCAGAAAGAAATAACACCTGAGTTTGACGGAGATGATTACGTTTCTAGTCGAGACAAACCAAGACTAACACAGCAAATACATCAGGTAAGAATGTATATGGAAAACAATGATTGGTTATCTGTAAAACAAATTTCAGACGATCTTAATTTTCCAGAGCCAAGTGTGTCTGCGCAAATAAGAAATCTAAGAAAAGAAAAATTTGGCTATAGAATTGTAGAGCGCCGCTATCAAGGCAACGGTCTTTATGAATTTAAACTAATGCCAAAGGACAATGATAATGAAGAAACCTAAATCAATAGGCACTGCTGTAGCTAGCAGCGTGTGGGATGCACACATTACCAAAGCCACAAGCTCACCTCACTATGCCAAGGAGTACAAAAAATATTCTTATGTACTAGATGAGTATGAAATAATAGCCAAACGCATTAAGAACGGCGAGCCCGTTGGCGAATCGTACTTCAAAGGCGAGCAAAGAAAAAAGCTGCTTGAATTTACTGACCTTACAGAAGCTGATTTCAAAAAATACCTTGAGTAAGCTGCGTATATGCAGTAAGCTAACCCATATAATAAAAGGAGAACTTAATGGAACGTAAAGGTTTCATAGGCGGCAGCGACTGCGTAAAAATTATGCAAGGTAACTGGCTTGAGCTATGGCAGATCAAGACTGGTCGCGTAGAGTCAGACGACTTGTCTCGCAATATTGCAGTACAACTTGGTAGCTGGACTGAAGACTTCAATCTTAAATGGTTTGAGCAAGAGCATGATTGCGTACTGTCTGGACATCAAGAAGAACTAGAAGATATAATTGGCACTGTGCCAGCCAAGGGCATGATCGATGCTCGCTGGGGATCTCGCATTGTCGAAGCCAAGCACACCAATCCATACAAATCTATAGATGACATCATC